ACCAGGCGCAGGCCGGAGTAGTAGTCCACGCGCAAGCTATCGGGCTTGCCGTCTTTGCCTTTGTGCCGCCGATACACCACGTCATCCACGCGGTACGTGACAAGCTTCGGCTTAATCTGTGCAGACAGAATCGCAGCGTTGCTTGCGGATCTAACTTCACGCTCTGGCACAGGGAACTCGTACCCGCAGGACGGGCAGATGGTTGCCGCAGGGGCTACGCGCTCGCCACATTGATCGCACACCTTAAACGGCGCGCCTTGCTCTTTGTTTGCGCGGTTCTGCCGCTTGCGGCCTTTGATCGTATCGACCGGGCCCAAGCGCTCGGTGGTGTCGGAAAAATCCAGCCACAGGCAATCGGTTTTCCCTTCGGCGATACGCAGCCCACGGCCGGCGCCTTGGACGTATAGCACGGGACTTTTCGTCGGCCGAAGCCAAATGATGCAATCGACAGTCGGCACATCAAAGCCGGTGGCCAGCGCTAGCACGGTCACAAGGCAGCGGATGCGCTGCGCGCGAAAAGCTGCAATCAGTTCCTCGCGTTCCTTCTTGTCTGTCTCGCCGCACACCAGCGCCGCCGTGATGCCACGTGCGCACAGCAAGCCAACAAACGCCTCGGCATTCCGCACAGTCGGACAAAACGCAATCCATTGCTTGCGATCAGCGGCTAGCGTGACGGCCTCATCAGCGGCTGCTGGCAGATAGCTATCCACGCGCTCCGACAGCTCATCAAGGTTGTAATCGCCGCCGGTAGATTTGATGCCTGAGGTGTCGATGCGCGTAGCGATCGCATCAATCGGCCGCACCAGCGGCGCTAGATAACCGCTGTTGAGCAGTTCTTGAATCGTGACGGTGTGGCAGACACCTGTGAACAGCGGATCATCGCCATCGGTCAGCCAGATACCATCGCCACGAAACGGCGTAGCAGTGAATCCCACGACGCGAAACTGGCAGAGCTTTGCCAATTGGCTCAGAAACTGCCGATAACGACCGGCCTCTTTGCCGTCCGGGTTGACCAGGTGGGCTTCGTCGATCACTACGCAGCGGATATTGCCAAGCAGGTGCGCGGCGCGGTATATGCTGCCAATCGTAGCAACGATCACGTCAGCAGTTGGCGCTTTGCCAAGGCTGGCGCTGTAGTAGCCGACAGTCAAATGCGTTGGAAGAATCGCGCGCAGCTTTTCGGCGTTTTGCTCTGCCAGTTCTTTGCTCGGCACCAGCACGATGGTGCGCGGGTGTTCCTCCGGCCACGTGTCGAACAGCAAGCGGCAAAGCTCGGCAATCACGACGCTTTTCCCCGCGCCGGTGGGCAGCACGCACAGCGGGTTTTGATCGACGCCAGGGTGAGCAACCCACCAGGCATAAAGGGCGTCAAGCGTGCGCTGTTGGTAGTCCCGCAAAATCATGCGACCACCTTAGCGCCAAATTCTTTTCGAAGGTCCATCATTTCATCGACCACGACAACTAAAAATCGTTTATCTCGTGCGGCGTGGATTTCCTCGCTACTGAGCCCTTCAGGCGGCGCGCCGTTCACGAAAGTACCGCTTGAAGTCTGATATTTCACCCAGTTATCTTCATCACTCGCATCTACCGGCTCGGCCCAGTTCTTCAGCAGCGCCGGGATGTAGCGGTGCGCCTGGCAGCCGTTGCGCTGCTCCGGCACGCTCAGGGTCTTGCCCTGGTGTCGTGCACATGTCCACGTGCCGCCAGGCTCTGGCGTGCTGTGGCTGCAACTGCGACATGTCGGCAGCGGCACCTCGGTGCCGTGGCAGATGGCATGATGCTCGCACCACTTGCACAGGTAGTAAGACGGGTCGTCGCTGATGCGCTCAGGCGGCGTCGGTGCGTCGATAATGCGCTGCGCTTTGTCCATCAGGCGCTTTGCCTCTTCAGGCTCGGCATCGATGCGCTCCAGGTGCAGACGGTCGTCGTCTTTGCAGACAGCAACGTAAAGCGCACGGGTCAAACCCGCCCAGGCCATGTAGCACTGCATCTGCGCCCAGTGCTCGGGCTTGGCCGCTTTAACCCCGTGCTTTTCCAGCTCGTTGAAGCTCTTGGCGCTGTGGGTCTTGAACTCCAGCAGATGCCAGGTCTTCGGCGCGTCTGGAAGCCCGACGCAAGCGCCGTCCATACTCCCGCCAAAGTGACCAGTGCTGTAGCTGAATTGGCGGCCCGTTGCCGGGTCGACAGTGTGAACCGTCACGCCCGCAGCGCGCAACAGCGCTGCAAGGTTGTCTTCCTCGCGCTGGCCTCGGGCGAACAGGCGCAGCATGCGCGGCTCATGGTTCGGCGCGGTGGCCCATCGGAAGGTGTACCACAGCGCCCGTTCGCACGGGCGGCCGATCAAGCTGGCGCCCAGGTGGGGCCGCAGGCCGCTTTCGGCCCGACGCAGCGTCGCGGCGTCGATGGCCTCCAGCGTCTTCGTTGCCAGCTTGATGTCTGCTCGAAAGTTGAGCATAAGCCCGCCCCAACGTCACGCTTTCACGGCCCACGGCGGGGTGCTGCCAGCTGTCGGCGCCGTGGGCTGTTGGGGCGGCGTTGGCGGCTGCGCGGCAGGCTGCGCGCCGACGCGCGGGGCTTGGAAGGCTGGCGCTTGCATGGCTGGTGCAGCCTTGGCCTTGTACCCTTTGATTTCGTTGACCATCTCGCCGCGCATTTCATCCATTTTGGCCGCGACTTTTACCACCATCGGCCGGTTGTGCAGATCGCTTGGATGGCGCGGCTGCAACACGTTCACCGCGTGGCAAAGCTGGCTGAGCGTGCGCTGCGCGATTTCGACCGTCTTGGGATTCGGATTTTTGAGGTTCAGGCGATCCCACAAGTTACGCCCCTGAAAGGGCCCGGACTGGATTTCCATCTTCAATTCCAGGTATTCGCCCATGCCGTTTTTGGTGGGTTTCATCTGGCTTTCGGTGATGATGACTTCATAGTCACCAGCGGGCAGGGGTTCGTAAACAGTGGTGGGCGGGATTTGGGTTGCGTCGAAAAACATGACTTGCTCCAGATTGATGGGTGGTTGAGTTAGGCCGCTTTGGTAACAGGCGATTGAGCACGCATGGCTTGCTCAAATGCGTCCCACGCCAGCGGCAGGGGCGAGGGAAGGGAATATCTGGACTTAGCCAGGAATGCGGGCTGACCCACGGTGTGCATGATTCGGTCGCCGGTGGTCACCGCGCGAGTGCGCTTCGTATTAAACCCGGCATCTTCTGTAACGGTGTTCGTCTGCATCGTGGCAAAAAGGATGATGTCTGCGAACTCCTCAGCCATTGCGGCGGCGCGCTTGTGCAGCTTCAATCCGTGGCGATCGTAAGCGGGCATCGTCGGGTCTTCAACTCGCACAACTTGACTGTGCGCCGTCATGATCACGATCATGTTGCGGGCATCGCGCAGGGCCGTGATGCCGTCGAAAAACTGCCGCCAGACACTGGCCGCCTCGACGTATCCTTTACCGTAGGGCAGACTCTCAATACTCGGCACGTTGTGAGCTTTGCAGACTTGCTGCCAAACTAGCGGCTCCAGCCAATCGAGGCTATCGACGACCAGAGTTTTGAAGTCGTGCGGCTCTGTGTACAGGCTCTTGAGGGCGTCCATGACGTCCTCAAAGGACGTGGCCAGCGGGAAGGCTGTTACGTCGAGGTTGCCCAGGCCATCCTCGGTTTGAACGAAAACCGGGGAGGGGGCGCAGGCACCGAATGTCGTTTTTCCGGTCCCTGCATCGCCATAGATGATGATGCGCGGAGCCTTTGGGCTGTTGCGTTGAAGGTTTTTGAGTGAGATCATGTTAGTCCTTGAGAGAGATGGTTGGCTTCGCTGGGGTGGTGGTGATGTACTTCGCCGCAATGGCGAAGCTTTCGGGATCGAGATCTTTGAGTCTGCGAGTGTCCACGTCTGCGGACCAGCGGAATGCGGCCTGCACTTTTTCAGGCAGACGCATCCAATCGGCCTGAACGGCCGCCGTGTCCACCTTGCGGGTGTAGCGGTAGGTCACAGTGACGCCGGACTCTTCGTCCTTCACCGTGCCCTCGCTGTCTGAAGGGAGCAAGGCCACGATGGCCTGCTCAATGGCCAAGCGCTCCTCAGCGGCGGCGCGCTCAGCCTGCTTGGCTGCCAGCCAGGCGGCCTTGAGTTGTTGAAGTGTGGCGTTCGGTGTAGCGTTCGGCTCGTTCATGGTGCTTGCGGTGGCGTTGAGGGTGTGGGATGAACTTTAGCAGACTAAGCTGGCCTGC